TTGATAGTTGGTGTGGCATATGCTGTCCGAACTGCGAGTTTCCAATCCTCAATGACCTAGAGTTGAAGCAGCATAGGCGCCAGGAAAGGCTTGAGCAACTGAAGGCAAAGCTAGTCCGCGATGCTGTGCGGGCGAATCGATAGAGGTGGCTATGGACGATTACCGCAGCATGTATCTGGGCGAGCCCCATCCGATAGACTTCGAACTACTCAGTCTGGCGCGCATCTATTATCGTCAGACCGAGGCCTTTGATCGAAAGGTCTGCACGGGGCCAATTACCCGAGATGGGATCATGCCAGCGACATCCCGGCAATTTTCGATGATCAATGAGCACGCCGCTGCAGTTTTTCGGGATCTGAAACAAAAGGCGGTCGAACGGGGCTTCAGTCTGGGCGAGTTTCGGGATGCAATGAGGATAGCGAGCAGGGAGCCAATATGATTGGGGCGATTCGTACCGAAAACCGCGAGCGCCAGCAGATGGAGTTGCGCCGCAAGATCGACCGGGCCTGCATTGAGATATCGGATGCGTGGGTCGCGGACGGCAGCAATCCTGCCGAACTGGTTGGACTAGTAGTCTATGTTGGGCCAATGTCTCTTGCCATCGACGGCGGCAGCGAGAATGCGCGCTGGGCCTTGGCGCAACGGTTGCGAGCAATGGGTATTACTGGGGATTTCTGATTTGCGCGAATGCGCGGAGAGGGGTGGGCAGCATAGCCGAGACCATGCTGCCGGGTACGGATTACGACTAGGGCAGGTTTTTCATAACCGCCGGCAGCAAGTGGTCAGCTATGACGGGCAGGATACCCGCTGGCTTACCGATGTGAATCAATGGCCGCGGATGTACGCCACCGATTGGCAGATTAGGAACGGGGTCGCCCCCGTTTCGCCATAGGGTCATCGGGACATGAGTCAGGAGCACGCGCAAGGTCATGTCAAAACTTACCCTTGGCGGCTCGAATGCGAATACCGCAGCGGGCGGTTTTCCTGCCAGTGTGAGCGACGCAGCGGCCAAAAGCGCGATGGCCCCGGCAAGCGAATGGCCGACCAGGGTTACAGGGCGATCGCCGATAGCCGCGATGACTTGATCTGCGATCGCACTCCAGGCCATGTAGAAGCCTCTGTGAACTTCGCCCATCCCCGGCACCGAGACCGGCACCGAGTCGAGGTTGTGCAACCAGCTATCCAGATCATCGGACCCGCGAAACGCCACCACCAGGCCGCCCGCAGTCTGCCGGACAATCGCTCGAGATGCGCTATCTGCCTTTCCGATGTCCGGTGTCGCTGAATACGCCTCCTGTGCGAGCAGTGCGTAGTCGTACGGGGTCATGGTTCGACCTCGGGCAGATCGAGCGTTTGGCCGGCGAGCTTGTGCGTGCAATCACCGAGGAACTGGATTCGCCCGTCCGTGACAAACGAGTGGCAGACCGTTGGAATGCCCTTCCACGTCGACGTGACCAATATGCTCGGCGAGACGGTTGGCTTGTCGATATCCCCATTGAATGACCAGCAGGGATGACCGCCACCAGAGACGCGAATCACATGCAGGCATTCGCATCCCGGGCACTCGAATAGCATTGCCCGCTCGCCGGTATGGTGCGTCTGTTCTGCGAAGCGGGCCATGATTACTGGCTCGCCGCGACCGGAGCCGAAGCAGCAGCAGGAACCGCAGCCGGCGTTGCAGCCGACGCATTGCTATACACCGCCAGCGCATTCGATACCGTCATCTGGAACAGGCCCAGGGCCGCGGTAACGAGAGGCTTCTGGCTGGCAGGGATGAGCGTCGAGGCGGTAACAGCCTGTTCGATCGCGGGGATGCCGCTGGACACAAGCGTCTGTACCGAGGTCACGGTGATTGCGCCTGCGGTCGCGCAGAAGAGGCCGTTGGCGGTTGCAGCAGTTGCGACAGCCGGATCGACCGCGGCAACAGCCATCAATGTCGGCTGCACAACCATGCAGCCGTTGACGACCACGGTCTGGAGTTTTGCCAGATCAGCAGATGCACTGGCTTGCTGGGTGGTCGAACAAGCGCAGAGAGCGAGCGCAACGACGCTAGCCGCAAAAGCGGCGATGATCTTCTTCATGATGAGTTTCCTGGAGAGGGATTAAAACTTGACGTGAAGCTTCGAACTGATCGACCAGCTGGTCGCGCTCTTTTGCACTTCGAGGCTGCCGGCGGTTGATTTGCTCAGTTTCCAATACGCGACGCAGCAGGACGTATCTTCGGTAACGGGGCTCACAACTGGCAGAACGACCACGCCTGTCGTGCACCCGCCCAATAGCAGGCAGAGGATGAGGCGAATCATTGGCCGACTACGATCGTCGGCGCAGCCTTGGGAGCCGGAGGATTCGCAGCGGCAGCAGCATCGGTTGCGCGCTTGGCTGCCGAGGCTGACACGTGCGCCGAGCTGAGCGTTGCGAGCGCGCCCGTCAGGATCACGATGAAGCCTTCGACCGGCGCCTTTCCCGACCATGCGAAGACCGCGTAGATCGAGATAAGGAACGCGTAACCGACGAATTGCAGGAATAAATTCCAGTTCATTTCAAAACCCTTATGTGGAAGGCGCGAGGCACCTCAACGATTACCTTGCGCCGACGAAGGAACGCCAGCAGCGCGCGCATTACTGCACCGTCACGCTGACCGTTTGCGGAATATCGACGTTGACATCCGGCGCAGCGATGGTGAATTCAGCCGAGACAGCGGCAGCGCCGAGCGCATTGCCCGATGCGTCAACGGCTTGGGCTGATGCGGTGTAGGTGCCAGGCGCGACGTCCGAGAACGAAGCTGAGTAGGGTGCGGTCGTGACGGTCTGCGGAGCGATGCCGCCAGACAGGGTGATCACGATGCCGGCGGGAACTGTCGTGCTGGGAAACGGCGTGGAAGTTGTGGCGACTGAAACGATAACTGTGCTCATAAATGCTCCAATGAATTGAGAAGGGCCCCGTGGCCTATTTGCTATCCGCGAGCGGACGCGTTTTTATCTTTTGATTCCAATGCGCGGAGTCATCTACGACATCCACGTTGAAACTCTTGAAATTAGAAAGGTGGCCGAATAGCAGGTGACAGTTCGCACCGCCTTTGTTTGCTTCGCAGAGCGTCACAAGATTCGTCGGCTCAAGTTCGAGATTCGGGTGCAAATGGAAAGGCCGGATATGGTGAACTTCCAACTTTTCCGAGCCACCACACAGGGCGCACGTGGGATGCAATGCGAGGTGCTGTTTGCGGACGGTCGGCCAGTGACCGGAGCGCGTGGTGCCGAGAGGGTGTTTCCCCTTGGCAGCATCGATAAGGTGTTTGACGATAGGCATAAAAAAAGCCCACCGAAGTGGGCCGAGAAGAGTTGAGATTGGTTATTGACTGCGCATCGGGAGAATCGCCTGCAACGTAAGCACCTTGTCCGGATTGCTTGTCGTGACCGTTGCAGAGATGAGATATGACGATGAGAACTGGCCCAACGTTGCTACGGCCTGGACCGCAGCACCAATCGCTATCGAATTCCCATTGACCACGATTGCCTGAGAATTAACGATTGCGTTCGCCAGGGTCAGAGATGGGGTGCTGTCTGTCCCGATCTGCGTAGTAACGACGGGGCTTGGAGTTCCGGTCAACGTTTCCCCGGGTGCGAGTTCTAGCGTTGCATCCAGCGTGACGACGACGGTTTCCAAAGGCCCCTTGGGGGACATCATGGGAATCGTGCTAAGCATCGAATTGCACCTGACATAGAAGCTTCTAACTGGCGTGGCCGCGTAAAATGATCGCGCGGGGGGCTTGATATAAAAGAAACGAGCAGGAGCGGCACCGTAGAACTGGCGAGTCGGCGACTGTGCATAGAACGGACGTAGTGCGAGCTTGACGTAATAACTTGGGTTGACTGGATAGGCCGATACACCCACCTGCCCCGTCGCCGCACTCACATTCGCCTGCTGCACACTCGCCGCAGTACCGGTGATCGCAGCCGGGATAACAACCCCCGTCGCAGCCGATACGTTCGGTTGCTGCGCGCCGCCTGCCGAGCCAGCGATACGAATGCTTCCCGACGCCGCCGAACTGTTCGCAGTCTGGGTCGAGGATGCTGAGCCCGATACCTTGATCGCGCCCACTGCCAGCGATGTGTTTGCTGCTTGCGTTGAAGCCGCAGAGCCCGTAAGCGGCGGCGTGCCGATCACACCCGAAGCGCTCGAGACGTTAAGCGCCTGCACAGACGAAGCCGCGCCGGAAACCTTGACAGAACCAGAGGCAGTCGATACGTTCTGGCCTTGTGATGACGAAGCGGAACCCGCCATCGACACCGATCCAGACGCTACCGAGACGTTCGGATTCTGTGTGCTTGCCGCGCTACCCTGGACGACACTTCCGATTGCGCCCGAGGCATTGCTGACGTTCGGCGCCTGCGTACTCGATGCGGAGCCCGCAATGACAATCGCGCCGGTCGTGCTGGAAACGTTCGGCGCTTGAGTGCTGGCCGACGATCCGGCGACGGTAATAGCGCCAGAAGCCGAACTCGCGTTCAGTTGCTGGCTGGATGCTGCTGATCCGCTGACGACTATTGAGCCGGATGCGGAATCGGAGTTGGCTGCCTGGAGTGATGCACCCAGACCGCTGACGAGAATTCCACCAGTCGCCGCAGAGACATTCTTGCCCTGCGGGCTTGCCGCTGCTCCGGCGAGGCCGATTGCACCCGCTGCGGAGCTTGCGTTGACCTGTTGCGTGCTGGCTGCTGCACCTGAGGCGCGGATGGAGCCAGAGGCAGCGCTTACGTTGGGTTGTTGCGTTGACGCAGCAGTACCCGTGACGCCGCCACTCGCCGCCATGCGGATGCCAAGTTTTGGCGGAGCGAATAGCGAAAAGACGGCTTGAGGTGTACCGATTGCCCCGACCTCCCCTGCCGACAGCGCCCGGTTAAAGGCCAGCGCAGCGTGGACTTTGCCGGTGTACGAAAAGCCGCCGCCGCCGTAATCCATCACACACAGCTTGGCTGGGGTAGCAGTCCCGCCGGTTGCCCCAGTACCCGCCAATATCCCGTTGACGTAGGCGGTGACATTCCCTGCCGCGTCATACACACCGACGATCACATACAGCGCGCCGGCCGTCGCAGCTACGCCGACGTCGATATTCGAATTGCTGGCCGTTACCCCGCCGTCAGAGCTATACCCAAGCCAAGGCTTGAACGACGAGGACGATTCGATCGAGCACGCCGCTAGAAAGCCGCTCAATGTCGTCGGCATGCGCGTCACGCACACAAGCGAGTACGGCGCCGCACTATTGACTACCGGGCCGTTGCCGTCCAGCCGCATCGTGCCGGAAAAGGCTCTACCTACCGGATCAAGCGTGGCTGCAAGCGTTCCGGTTGCTACCTTGTACGTCGCCGGATTGGCCGGGATGATGTAGTCGACCAGGCCGGCAAGCAGCGGATTTGACGTGTCAAGCTGGAATGCTGCTGTCGGCGCGCGGCCCTGTCCCGCGTCTGGCCAGATCCAGCCTGAGAGATCTGGTGCGCCCATTTATCAAGTCCCTGGTGACCACGGAAGTGCGGCGAAGGTGTAGCCAGTGGGGATCGACTGTCCGAGCGCGTTGTTAAAGAGCCAGTAGTCGGCGTCGAAGTCGAGCGGGACGGCATCCACCGAGAAGATGAACGGCTTGATCGTGTTCGACGCCTGCGGCAACGGGCCAAACGTGAATATCTGGGCACCCTGCATCGTGGCGGCCGGCACCGGCCCCTGATTCCCGCTGAAGTCGCGCGGCATCTTGATTAACTGGAGGGAGCCAGCGACCGGCGCAGTGGCGAATGAGAATGAGACACGGAAGTCGGCCAGCAAGTAATTGACGCTGCCGAGCGCGGTGCTGTTGATATGCATCACGTCCGCGCTATTGCTGTACGCGGCACTGGCGATCGCATTCGCTCCGGTCACGCTGATGGCGGTGCCATAGTCACGGAGAAGGGGAGTTGTCATGGCTTAGTTCGCGTTTGACAATGTCCACGAGGAAATTTGTACTGTCTGGCCCGTTGCGATAGAGGTCGATCCAGTCAGGTTCAAATCGTCACCAGATGTGGCAACCGAGCCATCGATCAGCGCAGTTCCGCCCGAGGTCGTGAGTCGATACCACGTCGCATTGGTGCCGCCAGCGGCGCCGGCTGAACCTGTGCCATTGCCAATCGCGCCGACCGTCAGGACGCCAGCCGAGGCCGTGCCGAAAGTTGCTGCGCACGTGTGGATCGAAAGTGCTACCTGGGACGTGACAGCCACGTCAGGCGATGTGGGCTGAGTTCCGCTGTAGAGCGTGAGAATCGCTGATGCTCCGGCAGCGGTGGCTATTGCCGTTTGCTGAGATGTTTTCAGCGCTGCCGAGTACTTGAGGTTCGATGCCATTCAGGCTCCGTAAGGTGAGAATGTTCGGGATCAGGCGGGATCGGGTGTAACGAATAGCGCGCGTTCAGCAAGACGACGGCGGAGCAGACCGGCGACTACGTTGCCGCCAGCCTTTGACCACTTTGCGAACTCATTCGCAGCGCCTTCTATGTCGCGCGCGTTTAGCAGTTTCAGCAGCGTCGAGCCGGCGAAGTTTCCGACGCCCAGGTTGAAAGTGAAATCAACCAAAGAATCGAACTCGTCTTGCGACATAGCGATGTGCACAAGACGATTCACTGCGGCGACTGCATCGGCCACGTTACGCAGCAGGTCCGCTTCAGCTTGCGCCTGAGTGATCGCCTGACCGGGCACGACGTTGCGCGTGTTTCCGTAGCCATCAGTCCAGACACCGGCAACGTCCTGATATGGGATTAGCGCGCAGCCTTCGAAGGATTCCGTCAGGGCGAGTCCGTTTTTCGAGTACTGCATGATTGCCTCACTTATCAGCCTTCCCATTGATCTGCGATTGCAGGCCGGTGAAGCTCGTGCGCATTTCCGTTGACAGGTCGCGGATCGTTTCGATGAGACGCGTGATGTCGGCCGACAGTTGATTGACTGAACGAGTCAGGTCGGCCTCTGTAACGAAGTGGCCCTCTGCGTAGGTCTTGTATTCAGACAACTCTTTTTCCGCCCTTCCGAGCCGATTAACGATCCACCAGAACAGGGCGCCCGAGAATGTGAAAAAAGCCGCGAGAGTGACGCCCGCGATCTGCGCAATGAGTTCCATGCTCATGTGTGTACTGCCCCGTTGATTGGTGGAAATGAAAAAGCCTCCGCGAGGGAGGCTGGATGGTCTGAATATTGTTCTTGACTAACGTACCCATTGGCCCTACATTGAGGGTACTGGGCCGCGCATATCGTGTGGTCCGATAATCCGAAAGGAACTCCGCCGTGAATATCTTTTTTCGCGCGATTGTTCGCGCTCTTGGAACCATCCATGCACTACGAGCCGCCGACCCCGGCGAAACTGGACGCGCTGAAACAGGAACTGGGTTTGAGCAGTTCTCAGATGGCCGAACTATTCGGCATCTCGACGGGCCGCGCGTGGCGCCGGTATGCATCCGAGGTGGAAGCCAATCAGCGCGACATGGGCATGCACATGCTCTTCTTCGCCATGGCAAGGCTCGAATTGAGCGCCGAGGCTATCGAACGAATCCTCGCTCGCATGCGCCAGGCAGGGGCTACGATAGACCTGGATATCGCTGGCGACTCGGAGCAGTAGCAAGCCTCACCGCATGCTTGGCAGCCTGTGGCGGCACCGGACCCGCCAATCACACCAGGATCGACACCGAGGCATCTGCACCGGTCGTTGCATCCAGCCCGCAATCTGCATCGGCTCCGGCTTCGGCATCAGCACCTGTAACCGCTTCTTCGCCAGTTGGGGCGTCGAGTCCTGAAGGTGCGTCAGTGCCTGTGGTGACTGGGCCGGCTTCGACGCCGGTTATCCAGATTGATGCTTATGGCGACGATGCGATGGCGGGCTTCACGGCCAACGCCATGGGCATGGTCTCTCTCGTCACTCCGAATGAAACGCAAGGCCTGCAATCGTTGCTTCAGTCTGAATTCAACGATTCCGGGGTCACCGTGAACAATCACGCGACTGGCGGGACATCGAGCAGTCTGATGAACGAGTTAGCTGGCATGGATGGAAACGGAGCGCCGTTTGCGCAACGCGTCGGCCTTTCGACGGCGGCAATCGTTCTCGATAACCACGGTATCAGCGATTTTTACGACGGCGAAACGGTCAACGATTATTCCGGCTATCTGGGCCAGT